AAAAGGAAAATATTCTTTAAATATTTTACACACTTCATGAAACTGAGGGTGAAGAAAGGGCTCACCCATACCCATCAGCTTTGCTTCTTTGATTGGATGATGCTTTATGTTTTCAAGCAAAGCTCTCCATTTTTCAAGTGGCATGTGCTCAAGTTCACCTATCACTTCTTTTCTGTTACAAAAACTGCAATCAAGATTGCAATAATTTGTAGTCTCCATGTAGGCATAAGTTATTGGTTTAAGCATCGAACGGAGTCTCCACTCTTATAGCACCATGCAATGCATTTCTCATTGTGGTGTTTTTCACATCACCTCTGCAATGAAATCCACTCGTGTCTGCAATAACAAGTGAGTTAGCTTTTGCTGTTATAGGTTCTAATTTAAGATTCATTTGTTGTAAGTCTTCAGGCAATGCTCTGAAGGATCCTTCACCGTGGCCTTTATTTCTCTTTCTATCCCACGTATCTTCTGCAACAGCAATCGATTCTCTGTAGAAAAAGTCAAGCTGCTCTTCAGTCATTTGTGTACTACCCTTGGCATACATAAATGGGCCATCATCTTCTGAAACATCCTCTGGAAAGTACCAGAACTTTATACACGGATAGAATACATCACTGTGACAGACTTTTTGTATGTCACCATCTTTGGGTTTGTTTTCCAACCTCTGTATGTATGTAGTCAAAAGAAAATGGTCCCAAGCAGCTATGTCTTGTGTAGATCGGTGTACAGCTTTGACGCAATGGGGAAACAGTTTGTTTCTGTACACAGCATCCCATAATACAGGATGTGAAGCTTCAGACACAACATCTCTTATTCGGTTATTTGGTCGTATATTCTCATACTTTGGAAACGACAATATTTCTTCTTTCAACTGGCTTGCAGTTTTATCATCAAAATAATTTTTAAAAACCTTCACACCTTGATGATCAATATCTGCATCACCTCTGTTTCTAAGATTGTGAGCATGTCTTGCAAATATCATTCTAAAAATATGTAGTCCTCTTTCCATTAAGTCTACTCTGGCAAACAGAGGATCTACAACTTTAGTAAGAAAGAACTTGTGACCTGTAAAAACTATTGGTTCTGGACTTTCATTGAAGATAATTTCATAGGCCTCTCTTGACTTCCGCCAGAAATTTTCTTTTGTCATAAAGTACTCGATTTCATTTAGCTGATCACATTTACTTCCTGATATGAGATTTCTACTGAAAAGATAGTTAGCCAGATAAGTTTTCACATTTTACCCCAAAAGTCATTGTCATCTCTAGGAACATTTATAGCTGTAGCAGATGGATAAGGATTTGTTTTGCTTGTGTCATTTATTAATATTCTTGGAGCATGTGGTATATCAAACATTATTCTGTAGTTTTTGAATCCACATCTGTCAAGTGCTTCGCACGTCTGTGATTCGTACTTTGATGGGCGTGACGTTGTGAATATTAACGTCGCCCCTTCTTCCTGTTTCTTCAACAAATAGTTAACTGAGTTGGGTATTGGTTTACCATTTTTGCTGTAATCGTTACTAAACAATTTTGACTGGTTATACAAAACTGTTCCATCTATATCGCAAAAGATAGTTGGCCTTTGCTTATTATATTCTACAAACTCTTTGTACGTGCCAAGATCGATGTAGTGATCAACGTTGTTAATAGCAAATATAAAACTAGAAAGCATGTGCTTAATAATATGTGAAACAAATATTTCCGTCTCTGGCTGCGAAGCAAACAAAATGTCAAATGAATCACAGTAATTCCTTGCAGAATTGAAACCATATCCACCAACACAGAGATAGTTACTAACTACAGACTTTTCAACAATGTTTGTTAACAACTCCTGTTCGTTGGTAACAGCAAAACTTTTTGCAGCTACATTCGCCACACTAAGATTTTTCCTCAGGTCGACAACACAGACGTGGTTGTCTTTTCTCAACTCATGGCTGAAAAAGCTGTCACAATCTTGAATAAAGATTGGTTCATCACCCAGTGTTTCTGCTACCCTGTAGACTGTCTCAGCAGGACCACTTTTGGTTTCATCGAGTACATGAATGTGAACACTGGGATCGCCTCCATAAACCTTTTCTATTGCTATCCTTGCATCATACATCTTCTCATGTTCTTTAAGAATAACAAAATGAACATCAGTTTTACCGATATAAGGCTGAGCTGCTTTTTCAAAGAGACAGTCACCATCAGCAACAGTCAACAAGTATTTTGGTCTCGTTCCAGGAAACCTGGAACTTTTACCAGCACAAGGTATGATTACGGCCATGCTCTATCTAACTCCTTCGCCAGAAACTTTAACGTTTTCTCATCTTTAGTATAAGGTAGTATACGCGACAACATCAACAAATACAAGTAATTATTTTTCATAAACGAATATTTTGACTTGAGATGCTCGCCAATCTTTAAACATGATATCTTATAATTAATTTTGTTTTCTTTGTTTCTTAAAAACCAAAAACCATCTAAATCCTGTCTTAGTTTTGACCCATCAAAATGTATACTGTTCAAGTTAGTCGGATTAGCGTCTATGAGATAAAACTTTCCATCAGCGAATAACATATTGTCAAATGTGAAATCACCGTGGATTGTACTTCTTGGCATTTTGTATTTTAAGTTATTTGCTATGGATTGTATGTTTATGTATTCACCAATTGATATTGCTTTGTCGTCCAGTTCTTTTTCAAAGCTGTATTCAACTGAGTTATCAAGACACCAGTTAAAATATTCTTCAACAAATGCAATCAAAAGGTCAATTCTTTCATTGTCACCTCTTTCCAAATATGATGCGATGTCTTCACCGCTAACATATTCCATCACAATCGTGTCATCGGTTACTTCGTATACTTGAGGCGTAGGAAATGGAATCCTTTCAAGGATGCCTACGCTTTCTCTTGCTTTACTATAACCTGTCTTAACGACTGTATTGTTATCGTAAAGTGAAACGGATGCGCCGCTATGACCTTTCAGCTCTTTGATTAATTGCATGATCTACAGTTTGTTTTAACAATTCAATATCTACTTCCATATGTGCATTTTTTTGCTTTGGTCTTTCTGGTGGTATTTCTCTTGTTTCAGCTTCTATCGTATACCAATCAAGATTACATATGTCAGCAATGTTGTTCCACCCACACTCTTCTGTTACTTCAAAACTATGATTGAAATCTACGACAGTACTTCCAGGTTTCATTGCATGCGTGTGTGTCAATCCAGCACCAGTTGGACTCACAACAACATCTGCTGTAGCAAACAATTTAATTTTTTCCTTGAGAGGCATATTTGACATACTATTTGTTTTGTGTGTATTGAACGGAACAAAGTCATATTCTTTTACAAGCATATCAATTACAGCTGCTTCATTCTTGACGTTTCTTGCAATAGCATCGTTACGAGATAGATATATTCTCTTAAACTCAGCTTCTTCATCAACTATCAAGTTGTCGCGTAAAAATTCAATAGCCCATGTAGCCGCTTTACCTCTATAAGAAATAGCTGGATATGTTGCAGCGTGCAGCTTTTTACATTTGACAACGGCAGGTGTGTCTACAACAAGCAATCTTTCCTTTATGTCAGGGAAGTAGTCAAGTGAGTCCAATTGAAACTGAAGTAGGGTGTTAGTTACAATAGGTATGTCTGGTATCTCACGAAATGCTTTGATTAGAGGAAGATCTTCAAAAAACCAATGCCAATACTGACCTATGTTGAACCAGGTAAATGCTTCATCAAGACTATAATTATAAAAGAAGTCGTTGTCTATATCAATGTTGAACGAACCTCTGGCTTCAGACCAGAAAGGACTCTTAATCCTAAAGTTGTTTGCATCTTTGGTGAACCGTTCATGAAAAAACTGATCATCTTTCACAACGCCAGCAAGTCCGTACTCCCAGCTTCCGCTTGTGAGAATACAATCGTCGAAGGTTACTATCTCACAGGATGGGGCTGTGTATGAAAAGTTTCTACCACTGATCGAATAATTTCTTTGGCTTTCTGGCTCTACTACAACGCCTTTTGGCGTCTTAGCTTCTGTCACTATCATAATCTTTTTTCATTTGTTTTATATGTGCAGAATGTATTTTACATCCTATAAATTCATTGTAATAATCATTACTCAGCAAAACATTATAATCGAATTGGAGTTTAGCTTCGATATAAGCACACTCCCCTTTTGAACGACAGAGATATAATATTTCACGTTTGAAGTTCTCGTGACCTGTTTCTTCAACGAGATTTTTTACTTCCTCACTGGATCCATAATATTGTTTCCAATCAGATTCTACGAGTTTGTTTCTTTTATTCTTTCTTCCTTTAAGAGGTGGCAGTCTTTTTTTATTCCAAAAAAACTTTTTACCAATGTACATTTTGTTATTAGAAAGATTAGTTATCCTATAAACAAAACCGTAATGATCCTTTATATCTTCAGATGTAAACGCGAGGCCTTGATATACCCAATCAGTCATTTGTTCCAAAACTTAAATCATCACCAGTATCATCAAAATCATCGTTGTGATCAGAACAGAAAGGACAATAGAGTGGCTGATCCATAATATTATCTTCGTCGAATGTGATCATGTATTCAACACCACATTTCTCACATTCATACTCTTTTGTTATTTTACTTGACATACTTTTACTCCTGCTTTGCTCAAAAAATCGAGGCCTTCCTCAGACCTATACTCATTTATATAAAATACCTTTTTGATATCTGCCTGATATATTAGTTTTGCACATCCTAAACACGGGCAGTATGTAACAAACAACCAAGCATCCTTACTTGATTCAGTTGACTGACACAGCTTCATAAGTGCATTAGCTTCTGCATGTAACACTTCTGGTTTTGTGTCATAGTATATATTAGTACCTGTGTCTATAACATTTTCACAATCGTTAGCCCAGCCAGCTGGCGTACCGTTATAGCCAATTGAAAGTATACGATTGTCTTTTACAATAACGCATCCCACTTTCAATTTTTTAGCTGTCGAAAGCTGTGCTGTTTCTTCAGCTATCTTCAAATAATAATTTATCCACTTTTCCTTCATGCCCAAATTTCGGCCCAGTCTCCACTCAGTGCACCTCGAGCATAGTCTGTTGCTCTGTTCTCAAAAAAGTTTGTATGTGTAGGAGCATTGATCATATCCTCTACCCATAACAACGGGTTTCTTTTAACTTTGAAAATACCTTTCATTCCTAAACTTATCAGACGTCTGTCAGCAATATAGCGGATGTACTTTTTAACTTCTTCTGGTTCCAATCCTTCCATAGGACCGATAGCAAATGCAAGATTAATAAATTTATCCTCTAGCTCTACCATCTTCTCAGCTATCGTATATATTTGACCTTTCAAGTCGTCGTTCCAGATATCTATGTTTTCTTTAACATATTCGCGAAACAGTTTAATCATGTTCTCAGCATGCTGTGTCTCATCGACAATAGACCATGTGACTATCTGTCCCATACCTTTCATCTTACCATGACGTGGAAAGTTTAGTAGCATAATGAACGAACTAAACAGCTGCATACCTTCTGTAAAGGCAGAGAATGCTGCGATGTTAGCAGCTATAGATTGCTTGGTACCATTGTCCCCAGACAACTCCATAAAGTATTCGTGCTTGTCACGCATTGCTTCATACTCAAGGAATTCATTATATGTTGAATCAGGCATACCCAATGTCTCTATAAGATGTGAGTATGCTGCAACGTGTAAAGCCTCGCGTGCTGCAAAACCTGCTAGCATCATACGTATTTCAGGTTGTTTGAAATAAGGAAGATAGTTGTTTACATAACCACCTGCCACATCAATATCACCTTGAGTGAAGAATCTGAATATATTTGTCAGAAAGGCTTTTTCAGCTTGTGTGAGTTTATTGTTCCAATCCTTTACATCTTCAGCCATGGGTACTTCTGTATGGAGCCAATGTGACTGTTCATGCTTTAACCAAGCCTCATAAGCCCAGGCGTAGTTAAATGGTTTGAAATACGATCGTTCTTCTGTAAGTTTAGTTGACATCTATCCCTCGCATGCAAGACATTCTTCGTTGTTGATCAACGCAGTCATATCTATTTCTTTGATTACTTCTCTTTCAATACGCTTTGATACTTTATCTGCTTTGCCTAGTTTCTCCGATCTACAATAATATAACGTCTTCAATCCCTGCTTCCATGCTTGGTAATGAACAGCATGAAGATACTTTTTATGTGCGTCTGGTCTAAAGAATAAATTGATTGATTGTGCTTGGTCGATAAATTCTTGGCGTTTGGAAGCATGTTCTACCACCCATCTTTGATCTATTTCCATAGCTGTTTTGAACACTTGTTTTTCTTCAGCTGTAATAAAAATTAAATGTTGGCATGATCCATCATTAGAAATTATTGATGACCAGATCTCATCGTATTGATTTTTTGTTTCACCTGACTCAATTTTTCGCTTAATGAGCTCATCCAAGAATTTATTTTTGTTGAGAAATGCTCCACTAAGCGTGTCTTGCCTGTAAGCATTTGCTCTATATGGTTCAACGCTAGGTGAAGTGTTACCCATAATAATAGAACTAGAAGCATTAGGAGCGATAGCCATGACATGACTAAACCTTCTTCCTGTACCAGCTGCATCAGGCGCTTCTCCTCGGATTGTACCGAGTTCAATATTTGCTTCATCCAACTTGCCTCTTATATGTTTGAACATTCTCATGTTAGCGCTTGTTGCTTGCCACGATTCCCATGCAATGTTATTTTTTTGCAAGTAGGCATGGAAACCAAGAGCTCCAACACCAATACTTCTTTCTCGTTTTGCTGAAAACTTTGCTCTACTAACTTCGTCTGGAGCATTCTTTATGAAGTATGTTAGAACATTGTCAAGCATCTCTGCAACATCCTTCATAAACGTAACATTTCTACTCCATGCATCATAATGTTCCAAATTTACTGATGATAAACAGCACACGGCTGTCCTTTCTTCGTTTGTTGGAAGAACAATTTCTGAACACAGATTGGACTGGTTTATTTTCAAACCAAGGTCTTTTTGAAACTGAGGTAGGTGATTATTACTTGTGTCAATATAATGAATGTACGGTTCGCCTGTTTCCATACGTAGCTCAAGTATCTTCTGCCACAGAGCTTTAGCTGATACAGTATCTCGTATCTCACCTGTATGGGGATCAGTCAAATTCCAACCGTCGTCAGCCTCTGGATCTTGCATGCAACGCTCAACTACCTTCATGAACCTGTCGTTGATGTTGATACCGTGGTGAAGGTTCAAACAACGAACATTAGGATCGCCTGTAGGCTTTCTCATTTCGAGAAACATTATAACATCGGGGTGAGAAATGTCAAGATAAGTAGCGTAACTACCCCTGCGCGTGCGTCCTTGGCGATACGCGAGGCACGATGCATCGTAAGTCTTGAGATGAGGCATAACACCAACAGACTTATCATCGGAGGAACGGATCCCAAAACCAATGCCAACGCCACCGCCAAGCATAGATAGCCAATTTGTTTCAGATAAGTTATCAACTAGTCCCTCCGCTGTGTCGTTTATATAATTTAAGAAACAGGATATAGGCATACCTTTTTTAGATCTACCAAACGACAACACAGGTGTAGAATAAGAAAGCCAGTGCTTACTCGAATACTCGTACAAGCGTTGAGCATGCTCAATGTCCGAACCAAACTGCAAACTAACAGCTGCAAATCTCTCTTGAGGACTTGACTCATCATCCTTCATGTAGCTTTCTTTGAGTCTTGCTAACCCAAGTTTGTCGAAAAGACTGTCACGGGAATAATCAATTTGAAGACCCATGTATTCAGTTCTGGCCATTTTGCATCCTTTTTATCTCTTCTTGTAACTCAGCAATTTTTTCATATGCTTCATAGAGTTGCTTTGTTTGTTCGGCAATGATGCCTTTATAGTGTTCTGCAATAGATGGGGGTTTGGGAGGTGTGTCTGGAGCTCTCATATCTTTTTCCATTTAGTAAATTTTAGCTTCAATTCAAGCCCGCTAAACGTATTTTGATTTATAATATCTTGAACTGCAATGCCTGCCAAATACATCTCATTTATATCTTTTTGAGAAATATTTTCAGGCCATATAACTAATTTATAATTGTCGTTGATAGCCTTTTCTATTAACTTTACAAGCTCTTTATTTCTCGGCTGGTTGTCAAACACCAACACTAGCTTTTCTTTCGGTACAGCGGTTCTCACAGCGTTTAAATCGCTACTACCAGCTGCAACTGCGTTATCTAAGAAAAGACTGTCTAGTGGTCCTTCGGTTACGTATACGTCCTTCGTAATGTCTATCTTGTCGAGATTATACACGAACGGATCTGTGTCGTTCAACCTCACAGTGAGATATCTAAGACTTTCATCACCAAGAGCTCTACACGTGACACCTACAAACTTTCCATCTCTATTGTGAAATGGAATGACCAACCTTGATTCGGAACCTACAATCCTATCTTTATACTTCTCACTCAGCTGCTCTAACTTTTGTACGTCATCTATGTAGTAAAGTTCGCCCCATCTATCTTTGGGAATCTGCCTTTTTTCAAGATATTTTTCAGCAGGGGTACCATCAACTCTATCAAACATAGAATCGAGCAGTGATTTTTGCTTTCGAGATTCAAAGTCAGGTTTAGTAAACTCTACACTAACATTAGCAACGCTAGTCTTTCCTTCCTTGAACCTTTCAAGAGTGTACTGTTTGTATAGAAATGAATCAAGTTGTTTTAGAAGACTGCCAATAGAAGAACTGTAACCACAGTTATGACACTTGTAAAAGACACCCCCTTTCTTTGTAAAAAAGTATCCTCTTGCTTTCCATTTACTTTTTTTGGAGTCACCACAAATTGGACACCTACAATTAGCTGTGTAGGGATCATGGTTCTTTACTTTGAACAACTCAAGTCTGGGTGACAAGAGTCCAAGATATTTAATGTCGATATATTGAGTCATGCACTAATTATAGTGCATGGGGAGGTATAAATCAACGCATAAGTTGAACTATTACAGCAATTAAACTACCAGCAAGCGAAGCGGCACCTATAACATACCACTTCCAATTTTCCAATCGCGACATTCGGTCGTGCACATCACGATGATGCACTTCGTTCTTTTCCTTCATGTCTCTAATTTCGATCATCATCTCCTTCATAGTACTTCGAAGTTCTTCATCGAAATCATCTCTCATCTTACTGATCCTTTCGTGGAGAGTTTTATAACCTTCTTCTGATTCTTTTCGTCTTGACTCAATTAAAGAAAAGAGTTCTTTTTCCACTTCATCATGATCACTGAGTCTTTGGTCGTGTACAGCTATAACACGATCCAAACTATTAGCTACTCCTGTTAGCTTTTCAATAGCGACATCGAGTTTAGACATCAATCCAGACATAGAATCGACATCACGCTTGAGTATCTCAACGTCAGTTGTAAGTTCTTTTGTAGTAGCCATAGAGATTATTTATGGAGTTACAGATTCTAGATGGGACGATATAAGGTTGGCTAACTGATTTATTTCATCATTGGTGAAGTTCATCGTGTCTTCATTGATTCTGTCAGCAAGATGGCTATCAGTCATTGACAATCTGATAGGCGAATATCTCTTGTTCACGTTTCTACTTACCACGTTAAAGTAGTCCGGGTATGTAGAATTTTCTGCAAACGTGGAACCTACAATAACAGTACCAGGCGTATTAGTAGCTCTTGCCATATGTTGACCTACTGAATCACAACCAACAAAGTAGTCAGCAGCTTCAATGATGGAGGCCCATGATCTGAGGTTACCATTGAATATTCCTGTCATGTTGTCATTGGACATTCGAAACTGTTGCTCACCAAAGAACAGAAGATTATATCGTTGGCCAAGAAGTTGTACAAGCTGAATGTAATGTTCTGGATTGAGTGATCTAGATGTCTCATCATATATTTTTCCAGACTCACTTACAACTGCTGATCTGCCAAATGGCTGAATGACAATAGACTTTTGATGCCCTTTATCTCTTTTCAGGTTTTCAATTACTTCACGGGAACATATTTTTTCTTTTTTACTGAAGAGTAGCTCAGGCGTTTCAAGGTCACTGTGATCCTGTGTATTGTTCAGGATTTCGTTGAACGCTTGGGCAAGAGATGTTTTCTGATTGAAGTAACTTGGTAATCGATAAGGTTCTGGACTTAAAACAATATCACAGTTACGAAGTTGAGTTTCAAAAACGTTTGTTGTTTCTAGGGAAAAGAGTTTTGATTCTATTTCAGGTATACCCCAAAATAAATCACTCCAGCCTTCACAGAAGATGTTTACATCGTAATCTGGATTTTGCTTTATGTATTTGAGAATGGCTGGTACTGAACAAATGACACGTCCAGCACCACCATCAATGATGATTCCTACTTTCATGCTCACCTCACTTTTATACAATTATATAGCAATACTTTTCAGAGGTCAATAGGTATTTAAACTTGTTGTCCTGCACGGTTGTTTCTTACTGCGAATAACAAATCACCAACATCAGTTGCATTTGAGTCAGAGCTAAATGGAAATTTATCAATAATGTTGGAGATGACAGCTGGGCTCACACCGCCTGACGTGTATCCATTTGTTGTTGATGACTGCTGGGATCCTCGTTCTCTCGCCACTGTTAAATCACCAACATCCGTTGCATTGGCGTCTGACGCAAAAGGAAATTTGTCAATTACATTCGATTGAAGAGCCGGGTCTTCCCCACCTGTCGTGTATCCATTTGTTGTTGATGATTGTCCATGTGTACCTTTTCTTGCCACTGTACCATCACCAACGTCTGTTGCATTTCCATCAGAAGCAAAAGCGTATTTTTGTATATCATTAATTTTAGAAGAACCATTATATCCACCCGAAGTATAACCATTGTCTGACGATGAATGACCTGCGAAATCGAATAATGTTGCGGTCAAATCACCAACATCAGTTGCATTTGAATCAGAGCTAAATGGAAATTTATCAATAACATTGGACGCTGGTAAACTACCACCTGCTGTATATCCATTAGATGATGAAGACGAACTTGTTGCAAATGATCTACCTACTGTTAAGTCACCAACATCTGATGCATTAGTGTCAGAGCTAAATGGGAATTTATCTATTATATTGCAGTTAGGATCACCGCCAGACGAATATCCATTTTCAGACGATGATTGACCAGTGACGGCCTGTCTGCCTACCGATAAGTTACCTACATCAGTCGAATTAGCATCCGAGCTGAATGGAAACTTTTCTATTGTCTCACAAACAGTAGGCTCGCCTGGATTCTGACCTGAAGTCGAGTATCCTGAAGTTGATCCTTGGAAACTATATCCGCCACCGCCACCACCGGCTGATCTGTTAAGTACGTTAGCAGTGTGCTGTTTGTATTCTGTTACTTCGAGCACGTCAGCAGCTGTGAGCGCTAGTAAGTTACCAATGTGTGTATTGTTGGCCGATGTATAGTCATCGTCAGGTGTCAATCGTACACCGTTCAGCTTGACTGATAGGTGATTGGTATTTGAATAAGGTATAGCTACTTCTGTCTCACCACCAGTAGCAATAAAGATACTGGTATTGGTTTGCATTGTAGTACCGCCACCAGCACCTGCAACGTAGTTGATAATGTTAGCACTTGGCCAGTAACTAACAAGATCCGAAGCAAGGTTTGCGGGTTGGTACCTGTCATTGATCAGATTGATTAATGCGTTGTTTGATGTTAAATGAACAGCTTTTGTTACATAACTTACTGCTGCATTAGCAACCTGCTCTCTGTCATTGATTAAATTTATCAGAGAGTTATTAGATGTAAGAGCAACTGACTTGGTCAGATAGGTAGTAGCTGCATTAGCTACTTGCAGTCTATTTTTTGCCAGACCAACAATTGCTGTGTTCTGTGCAAAGGTTGCTTGTAAGTAGGTATTACTAACGTAGCCAACTAGATGACCTGAAACCGAGAGATCGTTAGCAGTTGTTATATTACCACTTGACGATACAACAATTGTATTTGATGGAGCTGAAGTATTAGCGTTAATTGTTGACGCTAAATCCGCTCCTGATCTTGCTCTAGTTGCCATAATTGGTTACCTTAAACTTGTTGTCCTGCTGCAGAGCGTCTAGCAAGTGTGGGGTCACCTACATCCGTTGCATTTGAATCAGAACTAAATGGAAATTTATCAATTACATTACTGCCGCTAACACCGACTAGCCCGCCTGAACTGTATCCACTCGCAGTCGATGATTGACCTGCTATATAGTTTCTAGTATCTGTCAAATCACCAACATCCGTTGCATTTGAATCAGAACTAAATGGAAATTTATCAATTACATTATTGGTGCTACCGCCTGAAGTGTATCCACTCGCAGTCGAGGATTGACCTGCTCCGTAGCCTCGAGCAACTGTCAAATCACCAACATCAGTTGCATTACCATCTGACGCAAATGGAAATTTATCAACAACATTAGAATAAGGTGAAGCAAATCCACCTGAAGTATATCCAGAAGTTGACGATGATTGTCCTGCAGCTCCCCTTCTTGTTACCGATAAGTCACCTACATCAGTAGCATTTGAATCAGAGCTGAATGGAAATTTGTCTATAGTGTTATTAACAGATCCGTTATATCCACCTGAACTATATCCAGAAGCTGACGATGATTGACCTGCTTTTTCACTTCTTGCTACCGTTAAGTCACCTACATCCGTTGCATTACCATCTGACGCAAATGCAAATTTATCAACAACATTGCTATAAGGATTCTGGTTTCCACCTGAAGTATATCCAGAAGCTGACGATGATTGTCCTGCAGACTGGCTTCTTGCTACCGTTAAGTCACCTACATCAGTTGCATTGCCATCTGACGCAAATGGAAATTTATCAATAGTATTGTTATAGCTCCCCGGGGGCCCGGTGTAGTATCCACCTGACGTATATCCAGATGTTGATCCTCCGATACCACCACCGCCACCACCACCGGCTGATCTATTCAATGTGTTAGCAGGGTGCAGTTTGTATTCATGAACCTGTACAATGTCGCCAGCAGCCAGTGCTTCAATACCTTTGATGTGTGTCGAGTTGGCTGTCCAGTCAATACTTCTTGTAAGTTCGTAACCGTTAAGAACAACTTCTACTAAGTTCGTGTTACTTGTTACAGGTATTGCAAAAGATGTCTCTCCACCAGATGCTACAAAAATGCTAGTGTTAACAGTCATGTCTGATGCACTAGCATTTGCATTGATGTATGTTATTGCATTAGCACTTGGCCAGTAAGTAGATAACTCACTAGTTAAGTTTGCTACCTGAAGTCTGTCATTGATAAGGCCAACAAGAGCTGTGTTTGATGAAAGAGCAACTGCCTTTGTTACATACGTTGTATCAGCATTAGCGATTTGTAACCTATCATTGATAAGATTTACAAGAGCATTATTAGATGTCAGATGAACAGCTTTTGTTACATATGCTGCTGCAGCATTAGCTA